AGAAATTGGTTCCCACGAAACCAGAGAGCGGGGCACCCGATGAGCAAGGCCGGGACGGGAGGTAGCGGGGATATGGTTTTTAAGCGGTTTATGGGGTGTTGTGGACACGGTGCGAGGAGGGGGTCGGTGATTTTTAGGAATCGTAAGATCAAGGAAGTTAAGCAATGATTCAAAACATCATAATCGACGGCAGTCAGGGACGGGTTGGTGGAAAAAGGAAATGTATTCATTGGCTGACGATATGTGATGGGGAAGATTGCTATCTACCGGCCTCGGAGTTTGAGATAGTGGCGCGGTTGGCGTTTCAGGCGCCCCTAAGCGGCGGCTGGGTAGAGCACTTGCTGTTGCGGGGTCGGACAACCCCTCGGTACATTCATCGGCTCAGGGATCGCCTTAGAGCGCAAGGGATCGGTGATTTTATTGAGACCGGCTATATGGCGAATCGCTTGGCCGCGAAAAAGGTAGAGATTCGGCGCCGGGTCGGTGAGTTCTCGCTTGAGTTTGCCGCGATGTATGATCGTTTGGCCCGGGGACAGACAGACAAGGCTTCCCTGCGTTTTGTTAATTGCGGTAGAGACCGCGTAACGTCAACCTTAAATTAAAGGGGACTGTATGGGTTAGAATATCAATCCGATTTAGCCTATCCTACACGAGTGTTAACAGCGCCCCGGTGATTACCATCGGGGCGCTGTTTTTATGCAATCACAAACAAGGGGTAGGCTTAAATGTGACTCTTCCCCGCAATTCTTGATTGTAATTTCAGGCATGGCAAGTGACGACAAAGAATCAACGGCGTCGAAATGGTGCCGAGGACAGCGAAAGCTCGGGTCGGCGCATAAACGTTTTATCCTTATGATGTTGGGCCGATTTGTTCATCCGACGGAGATGTCTCGATTATTGAAAGACGAGGACGTGGCGGAAGAATATGGATTTAAGCCCGTCGGGTTGGATCGTGCCACTATTTGGAAGTGCACCAGGAAGTTCACCGACGAGGAAATCGCGGCGTCTCGAGCGTGTTATCTCGAGTCCCTTGAGGATATTCCCGTCGCCAGTAAAAAGTATCGATTAGACCAATTACAGCAAATCATCGATGACGAGAAGGCAACGTTGAAGGTTAAAATATCTGCCCTGGCGCAGGTTTACAAAGAGATCGGAGAAGACGTTGACAAAATGGCTGATGCTCTTCGCCGTGGCGGTGGCCAGCATTATGTGTTTGTCGGGGGTAGCGATGACAAGCAAGATCGACAACTCGCCGCTATATTCGGTAGAGTTCCCCGACGCTTCGCCGTCAGCGATAACTAAAGCTGATCGCGTCTTAGCGCATGATTATATCCGCGACACATGGCCGAGGCTATGGATGGCGTTATATCACCACCAGTCTACTCGCAAGACTTCGATGGAGTTCCATAATCGTCTTTGGTTGATTCCAATATATCAAGATCATTCGCCGACCATCATAGTCCAGAAAGCATCGCAAATTTCTATCACCGAGTTGATGTTGTGCGAGTTGTTTTCACAGGCAATGCAGGGCCGGTCCACGCTGTACGTGCTGCCGACGGATAACCTGGTATATCGCTTCACCCCCCGGCGCATCGATCGACTCGTAAACCGGGTTGAGTTCTATCGCGACAACTGCGGCGTGACAAGGAAGGCGTCGGACACGAAGATGCAGAAAACCATATTCGGCGTTGACTGCGCTTTCGTTGGGTCAGGCTCTGCCCTCAACTTCTACGAAATTCCCTGCGATAACCTAATCATCGACGAGCACGATAAGTGCAACCAGGATAATCTACGCATTGCCCATGACCGCCTCGAATCAGCGACAAACCCTCTTATTCGTATCATCGGTAATCCGTCCGTCGAGAGCGAAGGAATCAACGATCATTTTGAAAAGTCAGATGCGAAAGAGTGGTTTATTCGCTGCGATCATTGCGGTGAACGGCAACCGCTCGATTGGTTTGTAAATATAGTACGTGAAGAAAGCACCACCTGTTCTTTAGTATTACCATCACAAGGCGGCGGTGACGCTGGCGTGGCGTGCCGCCGCTGTTCTAAGGCCATTAACAGACTTGCGCCGGGTGAGTGGGTTGCACGACATCAAGACAGGGACGTCTCGGGTTATCACTGCAACAGCATCTTTGGCAACCCACTGCCTGGCACTATTAACCGACTGTATGAATTCTATCTCATTGGTCGAACGAATCTCACGGCGAAACAAACGTTTTGGAATAATCGCCTCGGTCTACCATTTACCGCAGCGGGAAATCGGCTTGACGAAAAGGTGTTGAAGCCTTGCGAGGTCGACTATGAAATGCCGTTGAAGTCGGAGGTGTGTTTCGGCGGCGTTGATGTCGGGTCGGTGTTACACGTAGAGGTTTCGTCGTTAGTCGACGGTAAACAGCGACTGGTATTCGCTGGAACGCTACCTTTGGACCTTAATGCCCTCCACGAAATCTGCGTGCGATACAATATTCGCAACGGTGTGATCGACGCCCTGCCGGAAACGAAGTTCTCCAAGGATTTTGTCAGAGACCATCCCGGTTGGTATCGCTGTTATTATGGGACCACCGACGACAAAGATATGGCGATGAAGATCGATTACGTCGAACGCAAGATTACGGTTGGTCGCACTGAATCTTTAGATATGTCGCTGGCGGAGTATCTCGAACAGCGAATGCAGATACCGAGGAATTGGCGATCACTGGATAATGGTGATTTCGTCAAGCAAATGAAAGCGCCGACACGGGTGTACCAAGAGCCGAAAGGCAATTCACCGGGTCGGTATGTCTGGACAGAAGGATCGCAGGCGGACCATTACCGTCACGCGGATAACTATCGAGCGATAGCTGCGCGGCTTTACGGCGGCGGCGGATCGCTGGTAACGGTGGTGTGATGGAAGAACATCTCGACGCAATGGACAAAATGATAGATTATCTTGATGGCAAGATTGACTCATATTCGCTTGACGATAAGGAGGCGAACGGTAGCCTTGTCGCTAAATTCTGGGATCAATTTAACGAATCCAAGGATGCGGGGTCGGGGGTAATGCTGACGGAATCCATCAACAAGGAATGGCCGTGGTAATGTCAACGCGCAGAGACGATAACGCAACACCGAGGGCAGAGGTGAGCATGGGGATTGAGACTTCTTGAGATAATTCGACAATGGTTCACCAAAAGTAATCCAACGGGGGCGCTTACTACTAAGCCCGGTTCCAGTTTTGATGGCGGGTCGCAGCCCCACGAACCCGACTATAACGTAGCGGCGAATCTCGCCGCCTTCAAGGTTGAGCCCTGGGTTTATCGATGCCTCACCGTCATTGGTAAAAACATTACGTCCTCTCCCCTAATCGTTGAGCAACAGAAAACCGTCAACGGTGAAATGGCGTGGGGGGTCGTCACATCCGGCAATCTCTGCGAGCTCATAGATAACCCCAATCCCGAATTTACACTTCAAGAGTTAATCACCAATTCAGCGATTGCGTTGTGCGGTGCCGGCGACGCCTACCTTACTTTTGACAAGATCGCTAACGAGTTGTGGTACGCTGACCCGACGACAGCGAAGGTGGTTGCCAACAAGACGGATGGTACTATCGGGTTTGAGTTTAAGCGCGGGAGTAAAACGGTTACGCTTGAGCGTGACGAGGTTTGTCACATTCGTCTTCCCAACCCCTTTGATTCGTGGTATGGATTATCACCGATCAAAGCCGCCGAGGTGTCGATTCTCACCAATTACTACGACCGACGCTTTCTGAAGAATTTCTTTAAGAACTCCGGCGTGCCATCGGCCGCCCTTGAATCAGATCGTCCCTGTGCCAGTGACGAGGCCGTTGAACGAACTCGCAAGAGTTGGCAGCGGATTCATGGCGGCACCGCCAACGCTGGCAAGGTGGCAATACTTTGGGATGGATTAAAGTATAAGCCGCTCTCGTTCCCCCTCAAAGATCTCGTAATGGATACACTGCGCAAGATGACGCGAGAAGAAATTGCAGCGGTGTTCGGCGTGCCAGGGATGTTGCTTGGCATCATCGAGGATGTAAACAAGGCTAACGGCAAAGAGGTGATGAGGGCGTTCTGGGAGACGGAGATTATTCCGTATCAAAAGCTATTCGCGTCAGCATTGACGAACCAAATAGTTAAACCGCATTTCAGTGAAACACTGCGGCTTCGATTCGACAATTCACAGCAAGACTTCCTACAGGAAGATCAGAACCAAAAAGCCGACCGGGTGACGAAGATATATACTTCCGGTCTTACGACAAAGAATGAAGCCAGGGAACGGCTTGGCCTTGAATCGATTGATGGTGGCGATGAATTTTATACCGCTGGCGGATTCGGGGCCTTCAACATGGATGACGACGGGGGCGACTCTAAAACCGGAATGCCCTCCTGGTTGCGAGCTGGCGTCAAAAATGACGGCGCCCCCCGTCTAATTCTCTGGAAAAAGCACGATCAATTTCTCACCACCCAGGAGAATAAAGTCGAGACGGCGGTGATCCGTTTTTGGGACGGACAGCTCGACCGAATCCTTGAGGGCCTCGGTGTGACAACCAGTAAGGGACAATTCATGTCCCGTCTTGGTGTATGGATCACTAAAGACGACGTGCCATTCGACCCCAAAGACACTGACGCAATTTTCAATAAGGCGGTTGAGGCGCAGATATTACGCGAGCATTTCGACGCGATAATTACCAACATCACCGCCGATGCCGGGCAGAGGGCAATCGACTCCATCAACATTTCGATGGAGTTTCGCGTTGACAATCCCGAAGTCCAGAATCTAATCAATCAATTTCTCAATAGGTCGGAGCGCATCAACGACACGACTTACAGGGACGTGAAGCGGATATTGTCCGAGGCATACGACGAAGGTCTCGGCATTGACGAGGCGGAGCGTCGCCTGAGAGACCTATTCAAATCCTACTACAAAGTCAAGCCGGGTGATCCCGGAATCATTTCGAGGGGCAAGCGATTCGCCAGAACAGAGATGAATGGTGTGGTTAATGGCGGCGGAATGGAAGCCTATAAGCAGGCGGGGATTGAGGGCAAGGAA